CGGTCTGATCCAGATGCGGGATCGCGATGGCGCCCAGCTCCGGGTCGATCTTGGCCTGATAGCGGTGCTCGGCAGCGATAGCCTCGACCAGTTGGCCCAACGTCGTCTCATCCCAGGAGCGGGTCTTGGGACTGCGAAACGGCCCGACCATATCGGCGGCCTTGGCCGAGACGGTCAACGTGGCCGGTGGCGAGCGGATCTCCAGCTCATCGACGATGAAACGCCCCAAGGACACCAGCCGGGTTTCGGCATAGCCCAGTGACACGGTCAGCACCGTGCCAATGCGCGGCAGTTCGGCAATCGCGCCATCCTCACGGCGACGATCATCGAGGGTCAGTTTCAATTCATCGGACTGGATGCCGGCTTCGTCGGTCACGACCAGTTCGATCAGCCGGTCGCGGATGGCAGCGGTGATCTCTTGGCTGCCGGCGTAAATGCGGAACAGTGGTTGCATGGCCCCCTCCTCGTATTGGGCTCACGACCACAGCCGGATCAACGGCGCTTCCACCGGAAGTGGGAGATCAGGCAGCTCAATCACCAAGCCGGCCGTAAGAACCGGAGACAACTGGGCCAACTGCGGATTCGCCTCGAGCACGGCGGTCAGTACATCGCTTCGTCCGTAATGCCGCCAGACCAGATCGTCGAGCACATCGCCATCACGGGTGACCACCCGTTTGAAGATCGGTCGGGTCATGGCTGATCCTCCCCGTAGGCCTTGAGCTTGATGCGGAACTCGAGCTTCCTGGGCTGACCGTCGTCTGCGAACACCGTGCGGGTATCGCCGATCTCCGTGATCACCCAGGCACCCCAGATGCGGCCGAGACCATCGACCAGTTGCAGCGGCTTGCCGGCGTCCGCCAGCGCACGCATTGCTTCGACTTGGGCAAGTCCCCCTTTGAAGCTCGGGTAGACAACCCCATCGAGCTCGATCTCGCCGACGTTGCGCCCCACAAACTGCAGAGCCGGATCGCGGTGGATACGCGCCTGCTCCTGCCAGCGCCAGGACTGGTTCAGCGAGAATTTCTGGTAGGCGAGCGTGGCAATTTCAAAACGAAACTCGCCCAGGCCCAACATCACCCGTTCGGCCATGGCACACCTCCAAACAGAAAAATCAGTCGTACATCGCCGCTGCCGGACTGCGGGTGGTCTCGCGCACCAGTGCGCGCAGGCGCGACTCGATGAGTGCGGCGATCTCGCGCGCATCCATTCCGGGCGGAGCATTGACCGTGATCGGAGCGGACAGCGAGACACTGGTGTTGCCACGCGCAGCCAGTGGTTGCGCCGGCATCGTCACCGGCCTGGCACCCTCCACTGACGTACTGCCCGCCGACATCGGCGCGATGCCAACGGGTGTGGCGACGACGGAGGGGCGTGGCGCGACCAGCGCAGCAGTGCCACCGACCGCTGCCGGACGCGCAGTAGCCGGAGCCGTGGCAGTGGGCGACGCCGGCTTATCGCTACCGAAGAGCGAACCGAACCAGTCGCCGACCTGCTTGCCGGCATTCATCACCCAGCCGATCTTGCCGGCGATCCAGTCGATGGCTTGACCGACGGTGGCGGTGATGCCGGACCAGAGAGCGGTCATGAAATCCGCCACCGGTTGCCAGGCCGCACTGATGAGAGCCAATGGGGAGAAGGAGACCAGGGCCGCAAACCCCTCAATCACCCACCCCACCAGCGTGCCCACCGCGCGGATCGGCAAGGTCAGCACCGTGAAAGCTGTGCTCAACACACCACCGATTACCGCCCCGAGAGACTGGCCGGAGGCGGACAGGCTGTTGAACGCCTCCGTGGAGAGTGTCACTGGCGCGAGCAAAGCCCCGATCCAGCCCACCACCCGGCTCACGCCGTCGGCGATGAAACCGAACACGGAAGCCACCGCCTGGCCAATCGGCGCCAGCGGTGCCAGTGCTGTGGAGAGACTGGTGATGGCCGGCTGCACGGCAGACCGGATGCCTTCGAACACCCCGCCGATGTAAGCGGCAATCGGGTCCCAGTATTTGCGGATCACCAGCGCCAGGCCTGCGACCGCCGCGCCAATGCCGGCAACGATCCAGGTGATCGGGTTGGCGAGCATCGCGGCCGTTGTTGCACCAATCGCCGGCAACATCGACCAGAAGGCCAGCGCCGCCGACTTGATGGGTGCGATCAGCCCCAAGGCACCGGTCTGGATGCGTGCCCACGCCACCGACAGAATGCCAGCGCTCGCCCCAGTCGTGACAGCCTGCACTTGCAACAATGCCAAGCCAGCCCGTGCCGATTGGAAGGCGGTGTTGGCCGCCAGAATCGGCCCCTTCACAAACGTCCAGGCGTAGCCCAGCGCAATGGTCGCGACCTTCAGCGCCAACACGGCACCGACTGTGCCCACCACCACTTGCGTGACGATAGGAAACCGTTCGGCGAGATTGGCCAGGCTATCGATAGGCCCCATCAGCGCGCCCACCAAGTTGTTCAAGGCCGGCAGCAGCGCATTGCCCACCGTAATGCCCAGTCGGCTCATCTGGTTCTTGAGGAGCTGCAGATTGTTGGCCGTGGTGGCCGAGCGCGCCTCATATTCGGCCTGCATCGAGCCGGCGTAGGCGGTCTGATCGGCCACCAGACCCACCGCCTTCTCGTAGGTGTCCATCGAGCCCACCAGCTTGGCGATGTCATCGGCGTACTCCATGCCGAACAAGTCCGACAGCGTGCCCATCAGGTCGGGGGCGTTTTTGACCTGGCGCAGGAAGGTCGTCAGCGCTCCCTGGGCATCGCGCTGGATCATCTGCTTCATGACCCCGGCCGACAGCCCGATGTCCTGCAAGCCCTGCTGGAATCGCTCGTTCTGCTTGTCGGCGGTCGCGAGCTTCATCAGCAGCGCGTTGATGCCGGTCGCTGCGACCTCCGGGGGCGTCTTGAGTGCCAGGAAGGTCGCACCCAGAGCATTGAGTTGCGCCCCGGACAGGCCGAAGAGCTTGGCCGTCGATCCCGCCCGGTTGGCGATGTTGAGCAGGTCGGATGCCTTGGCATCCATGTTGTTGGACAGGTGGTTGATGGCGTCGCCCAACTTCACCACCTCGTCTTGCGTCAATCCGAAGATCGAGCGCAAACCCGTCATCGCCGCACCCGCTTGCTGCCCCGACAGGTCGAAGGCCACCCCCATCTTGGCGGCGTCCTCGGCAAAGCGCAGCAACTCCTCGCGGGCGATGCCGGCCTGACCGGCCGCCGCGACAATGGCGCCGATGCCGTCAGCGGCCATCGGGATGCGCGTCGACATCAAGAGCACATCTTTGGACATCTGCCCGAACTGCTCGGGCGTATCGAAATTGACCACCTTCTTGACGTCGGCCATCACCGACTCGAACTGGACAGCCGGCTGCACCAGGCCATAGAGCGCACCGCCCAAGGCGACCGCATCCATCATCTGGGCGCGATAGGCGCTGCGGTTCTCCAGATTGCGGGCTTGGGCCTGCTGGGCACGGGTCAGGGCTTCGGTGCGGGATCGGAGCGTCTCCAGCTGGCTGCCAAGGCGCGCGGACTCGCTGCCCATGGCGCGGGTGTTCACGCCCGCACGCTGCAAAGAGGTGCTCAGTTCATCGACGGCCGAGCGCTGGCGACGGTAGGCGTCCTCGGCTCGGGTGGCTGCCGCACGGGCACGCTCCAACTCTCTGGCCTGCTTGGCCGTGGCACCACCATCTTGGCCGGCGATGTTCGCTTCCAACCCGGAGACCTTCTGCTGCGCCGCGCGCATCGCGAGCGCTGCATCCCGAGTCTGAGCCCTCAAGGTCTCCAGTTGCTTGATGCCGGACTGCTTGTTGCCGAGTTCCGCCATCGTGGAGCCCAGCTGGTTCAGCTGGGCCTGGGCACCGCGCACCGCCGCCCCAAGGGAAGCCGCCAGCGTGGCACCGATGCTGATCTGAACGGGATGCGCTGTGGCCATGGGGAAACCTCAGGAAGACGGCGTGGCAGACAAGCGCCGCGCCAATGACAAGGCCTCGACCAACTCACTCACCTCCAGGGCAAGCAACTCGGATCGAGGCCAATGGGTGTAGAGGGCGAGCTCCACCACGAGGGCGGACAGCTCGTCCGGATTCACTGCAAAAAACCGCCCAGCACCTTCTGCAG